GAGCGAAGAGCTGAGTGGTGTATTCCATCCACTGCTGCTCGGACATTTGCCCGTTGTTCACGTTGACCCAGTTTTCTTTGTATTGTTGCTCGTTCATGTCATCACTATACTACACGCCAAGCAGAACGCAACAAATACTTTCGTTTTATTTCATTTATTTTCCGAATGGTGAGCGTCGCATGGTGTAACATGGCGCATGGTGTAACACGTATTGCCACGTCAAAAAAAACAAAAACGATTGAAAAAACTCTTGCGTCTCGCGGCGCATGTGATATACTAACCACATGACAACGAACAACAACATCGTCTCTCGCGCTTGGGTTATGGATTATACCGGCATTGATTCTGGCCGGATTGAAGATTTCGACATTGACAAGGGGATGCTAACCGTTAGGATCAACAAGCATTTTCACCCAGATTACGAACAGTACTTCGCTGATTTTCTGGCCGACTACAGTGGCAGAGACTACGTGTTCGAGCTGCCACTGGTCATCACAACAGATGGTAAAAAGGATTACCATGATCTCTTGAACGCTGGAATGACAGAAAATCCTATAATTTTCAGAAGCGAGCAGCTTCAGAAAAACTAGAAAAACTAGAAAACGGGGGAGGCGAAAGCCTCCCTTTATAGCTTTTATGAAGAGTATGGGGAACCCCCTATTTATGAAAAATATGGAGGTTATGGTGGCTATAATACCTTGGGGTGGCACTAATTTCTTATCAGACCAAACCTAAAACTATTATACTTTCTTTCACAAGTATGTTGTTTTATTTATTTTTCTTTTTGGTAAGGCGTGCTCTTGGGATTGGCGTTCTCTAATTTATCTTAGCTAGGTATATCTCTGCTAGAGTTGCCTCCGCTGAGTTTGCCTCAGCTAGGGTTGCCTCTGCTAGATTATCCAGCGAAGGAATTGATAATCTTGTGGGGGTATATCTGACGGTTTCGCACCACTCATACCCTCTCATTTTGCCGCATAAATATATCCTTGCATCCCAACCGCGATTACCCATATATCAGAAATATATATCTTACCTTTTGATAAGATTGACTTGGCCCAGCGGCCAAGTTGCGCTAGTGAATATTATTTACTGACCTACTCGTAACTTTTGGGGTGCCATTGGAGCGACGATTACTAGAGGCTCGCTCATTGGACTTTGTAACCCTTCTGCACTAACAGCTGTTACAGTATATGTTTTTGTAGTATTCGACGTGGGCAAATTAAATACTCTAATACCCGATACCTTTGATATAGCTTTATATGTAACCCCAGTTAAAGAGGTGATCTGCTCGTATATTATATACGATACTATATTAGCGGACGGAGGATTTGGGTCGTCCCATATTACCTCTGGTTTTGCTTGCAGCATCGTCGTGGATGCTAGCAGCAGAAGGATTATTTTTTTCATACAGGGTAGACTCTTTGGTCTTGGTCTCTAGCCGACATTTTTATTAACTGTAATTCAGAAGTTAATCTTTTGACTTGCCGTTCTAGATTAGATTTTTCTTTTTTGAGTTGAACTATTACCTCGTCTCTAACTAGATCTTTTGATTGTCTTTCTTTTTTCATATTTAAAATAAGGTTAAATCTTTTCTACTCAAGAACCTTTTTTTATCTTTTTGGATTCGGTTCTTATTATATTCTACACCGATTTCGAAGAAAAGTATCCTTAATGAAAAATATAAAAACCAAGAGTCATTAACGAAAGAGTAACCTAGCAAGCTCCATGAACAACGCGCTGAGAATATGGAAAATCTACCGAATTTGATATTTTGTATAGGCATAATAATTATCACTTACTACATCTATTTCTCAAAGTCAAACCGTTTTTTATAAAAATTTATTCTAATTTATTAATCTCAATAGTGCCATCATCTTGTATCATAGCATATGTTACAGGGAGCTCGCATTGAGAGCCCAAATTAACGCACTCTACACCATCTACAAAGGAATGCTTAGGCACATGGGTATGACCAAAACAAACTGCATCGTATTTATTATCAGAACAGTATTTGGCTAGTCTTACAGTGAGCTCTTGCGCCGCTCCATGCCAAGTTTTTATAGTTCTTTTAAGTTTTCTAGTTAGTTTTTGATTCTTGTCTAATTTTTGCAACACGTAGTAAACTTTAGATGCTATCTCAGTTATCATTGGCTTACTATTGGTGAAGCTATCCCATTTATCACCATGGGTAAAAAGAATACGCTTGTTATTCACAACCTGAGAATATTCTTCAACGAATTCGAAACCGAGAAGAGAGGATATAGTTTCAGCATCCCTGTCGTGATTACCTTTTATAAAAATGCAAGGCTTCTTTTTAGAAATCTTTCTTAACTCAGACAAGATATTCCACTGTTTTTTACAGAGCCTATGCATATGATAGCTATCTAGCAAATCACCGCATAATATCAAAGAATCATAATTATCTTTCCTTAAAATTTTAAGAGTTAATTCGGATTGACATATTGGGCTGCCTAAATGTATATCAGATATTACTAGAATCATTTTTCGGAGTTTTCAACCAATCCTTATCTACTAGGAATTGCAAGAACGCCTTCAGAGTAGCTAAACCAGAACGACCAATATCTGGTAGATCCTCCATGGATGCATCGTCGTTCTTTAATATACCAATCATCCAATCATTATTGTCCCAAGTATCTTGTTGTTTTGGCTTATTAGGTCTTTTATCTATGAAATGTATATCTATATTATCAAAGAATGAATTCTCTTCATGATCAAAGATCCTAATAGCTTTAAAATAGAAATCACTATTTTCGATAGTGTAGCATTCTTCTCTGTCAGGTTCGATTGCAACAACGTCTTGACTATTCTCTGGAACATACCAGATACCATTGATTTGAATTCTATTCATAAACTATTTTTATTTACCCTGTCTTCTCTGCATCTGCGCCGTAAAAATAATACGGGCTATTACCATAAGTGCGATCTATTCTTTCAGAGGATATATACTCCGAATTTATTTTTAATTTAGGAGGAGAGTTTTTATCATATGGTTTGATAAAATCTGGATTATGCCATCTAAGCAAATTATTAGGTTGTATACAGAAATTGCCATCTAATAGCTCTATGAAATGAAAACATTTGCTATCCATGTCATTTGAATAGCCAATATTAATTGCATTCGGCTCTTCTTCATAATCATCTATAGTAAATAGATAGGTGCCTTCTCTCCATTTTTTATCTCTACAGAAAACATCAACTCTCTTTTTTTCTAGAAATTTAAAACAAGTAGTTGCTATATTATTAGATTGGCAATCCCAACTTTCCAACATAGATAAACGTGTTTGCTCATTATCGTCTAATCTATCATAATCTTCCTTCGCACAAAAAGCTGATATTGGCATATTCCAAAATATAGCCCCGAAGGAACTTTGAAAATGAAATAGCATTGGATAGTTTAGCATTGACTTGCATCCGAAAATGTATCCATGAGTTTCTTTCTCTAGTCCAGTATATTCTTTTCTAATGAAGCATTCTATATAAGGAGTATTTGCATTTAACTGTGCCATATTTTTAATGTTTATTATTGAAATTCAATATCTTGCGAGTAATACTCGACATAGACTCTATTCGTCCTAATAAGACATGATAAACATTATTGTTTTTTACAGTATCGGTTCCTCTTCTCAAGTTATCCAACTCATAGATCCAGATATCCATTTGTTTTTTCGGAACAATATAGTAATCGGATGTGAGTAAAAGGAATATTAACCTGATTTTATTTAACATAGTCTACCTTAGGGAAGTCTTGCTTTAGAGTCTCGGACTTTATAACTACAATTGGTTCATTTGTAGTAGAAGTTTGCTCTAAAGAAATACACCCGCTAGATAGCATTGCGAATAAAATTAAAATAGTTTTATAAACGTACATAATATATAGTGTCAATTTCCTCTTGTGTTAGTTTGATTATCTGTCCGCCTTGAGGTTCGATGAATACCCAGCCTTCGTCAGTGTAAGCACCGTTGATGGCATGGTTCATACCATTCGCCCAATGTGGTTTATACATAATTTCTGCGACTGCGATTCCCTCACCATTACCTGCACTTTTCTTGTGGCAAATTTGAGCAAGCACTCTGTATAGAGAGGCATAGTCATCGCAATCGAATTTAAAAGAATAAGGGAGGCTTAGATTCTTTAGTATACCCATGAAGAAAGGACTAAACTCAAGTTTAATCCAGTTCTTAGTAGGCATATTATAATTACTATCTCCTACAAATTTTTTAGCAAACTCAATCCAATCAGTAGTTTGAGTTAGTTTCTCTTGGGATATTTTTTTCATACAATTTTTAGATTTTCAATTATTTTCTGATTAACCATCTCGTCATAATCATGATTAACATATTCAGCGGGATTGAATAGATACTCAAATACAAAATCGTCATCAGGATTTACAAATAAAGATTTCGCTTGTAAATACAAGGATTCTTGTAATACTCCATAAGCTTGGATAGACTTCTTATATAGATTAAGTTTTTTTAGACTGTCTTCTATTTTTTGGTTAGTTTCTTCGTTAATATTATTTTCTTGTCTCATATGTTTTCTTTTATTAGTTTTGAGTTTACGATTGCTTTTTCTACGATACTATCAAGTTGAGCTATAGCCTGTTGAATACGAACCCCTTTTTGATTAGGGGCTATATCAAAATATAATCTAAGCTCACTAAACTTAGACTTAGCTTGATATATCTTAACCTCAAAATCTGATTTCTCACATAATTCATTGACTTCAGCAAGTGTACTGTCAATTAAGTCAAACCATCCGTCTCCGAACTCGAATGAATAGAAACAAGTTTCAGCATCTTCATTAAGATAGTCAGCACAAAGCTTAGGATACTTATTTGCTATCCTCATTTCTAATTCTTTCGTCATATTATTTTATCTCTTTCAATTTTAAGGTTAAGTTATCAAAATGTGCAGCCTTAGCCCACTCTTCAGAGTCAGATAGATCAAAATCGCTTAATGGGATTTTATAAGATAGAAAATACCCGTTACCCGGAAGTTTGTCAAATGATTTTTTCAAAAAATTTATTAGATCACCGGATGAATACCCGAATACTTTATCTTTCCTATCTTTATTCTTAGCATTTAACACTCTTCTCATTTTGGACCTAAAACTCTCTTGAAGAACTTGCTGTTTAGTTAATGTTCTATCAGAGGAATTCTCTTCTCTCCATTCTTTTAAATTGTCTCGGCACTTCTTCTTATATTTCTGTCTATACTCTTTCGAGTAATTCCTTTGGCATTCTTTGCAAAAGCTTTGCAATCTCCCTTTTCTAAAAGAGAACTGATTTTCTTCTAAATAAGTTTTGCATCTACCACATTTTTTCATTTTGCCGACTTAAATATATTTAACAATTTTTTAGCGCAATTTGACCAAGAATTTTTTTCTAAAAACTTTTCTCTATCACTCATCATCTTAGCTTTATCAAATTTACCTTCAAATATATCAGAAATTTCTTTTACCCACTGCTCTTTTGAACTACAAGCTACCGCGACTTCTTCCATACCATTAAATAAATTAGCATTAGAAGTAATCAAAGGAGTAGATGTTTGCAAAACAATTCTCGCCATTCCGCTTGCTGCATAAACATCAAATTCTGGATCTGGCTTGTATGGCAAAACAAGTACAGAACTCGTTCTAATATAAGACATTAGGACAGAGTGGGAAACAAAGCCTCTATCTATTATTACGTTATGTGTAAGATCTAAACTTTCTATTTTTTCGCATATTTCTTTATGCAGCTTATCGTGTTCATCTTTGCATAGGGGATTCTCTGATGCGACTATAACATAAAGTATATCTTTATATTTAGACTTTAAATCTTTTATTACATCAAGCATATGTAAATGAGATTTATAATAAAATAAGAAACCCGCTTGGAGAACTACGTGATCATTACCTAAATGATTCCATAATTTTGGGAGTATTTTATTTTCACTCGTTGCGAATGAGCATCCATGAGGAACTACATTTACATTTTCGGGATTTAAACCTTTTCTAATTAAAGCATTTTTTGCTTCCTCGCTATGAGCGACCACATTTTTACAAACAGATTCTGTTACGAGTTTATCTTTATGATTCTCATATATAGAATGAAATATCGTAACAACTTTATATCCTCTTAGCCTAAAATAAGAAACTAAAGACGTAAAGAAGTAAGCCTTTTGAAAAAGTCCGTATTCATGACTAAATAAAACTATATCAGGCTTATAATTGTCAATTGCCTCTATCAGTTCTAATTTTGGAAACTCTTTTCTATCCCAACAGTATTGGATATTCTCAGTATCCTTATCTCCATTTCTCTCTGCGAAAAATTTAGTTTCTACTTCATCTTTTAATGCGTTGAATAGCAATTCGTTATAAATTGCCACTCCACACTTTGATCTTATGTTACCTATAAAGGCGACTTTCATTTAAAAAGTTCCCTAAAAAAATTCTTAATTTTAAATTTGAAAACCATAACATAAAAAGAAGCCATCATCAGATAGTGACGATAGTCATGATTTTCGGGAGGGCTGCAACAATGTGGATGCTTTTTCATTGGATTAGAGTGTGTATTTTATTGGAAACTTTTTCCCAGTTCTCTCTAGAGCTTACACCATAAGATAGACTTGTCTCTAATATTTGGGAAGAATGTTGCGCTTCAAATGCTTTTTTCTTTAATTCTTCTAAACTAATTTTCCAATAATTCACAGACAAATTTTCTAAGCTCAAATCTTTAAGCAAATTAGAATTTTTTGAGTGATGTGTTATATCAACGAATGGTATAGCATTTTTTATGGCAAAAAGTGTCGAATGATATCTAGCTGAAATTATCAAAGAAGAATGATTGATATTGCTCTCGAAATATTCGTTTGAATAAATCCAATTGTCTGCACCTCCGATATATGCGTTGAGAATACCGTGAACAGTATTGTCATTCACTTCTTTATCTACTTGACACGGAACGAGTTGTATCTTGTAGTTGAAACTTCTCATCCATTTTATAAATTCCGCTAATTCGATTATAGCTTTCTTAGCGTATATTCGACTTCTTTCATTCGACGAAAAGAAATCTTTAAAGATATAGTAGTTTAAACATACAGATATTTTATTAGATTTCTGAGTATAAGGTTTCTTATCTTGACTTAAAAAAGATATATCAGAAGCTAGGATAACCTTGTCTCGGTCCCCTAGGATATCCAAAGCCATTTTCTCAGAGAAAGAATCTCTTACAACTACTAAAGAAATCTTATCTTTAAGCATTTCTAAAACTGGAACTGATTCCTGTGTTAAATTTACATTTATAAGAATTAATTTCTGATCGTCTCTTAACTCTTTATAAAGTTCAGTCTTTATATACCAGAAATTCTTCGTGATAATGCCGCCACCTCCGAGGGTAACTATATCAGAAGAATTCGGATTTAAACTTTTAAATGAAAATGACTCTTCGCTTTCTCTATCTGAAAATGTCTTAACTCTTAATCCGAAGGAATTAAAAAAAGTTTTTAGACTCTCTAGCATTAAAGAGTCACCATAGTTATTAAAACCATAGAAACCGCATAAAGATATATTAGACATTTTCATTTTTATTTTTTACCAGTGTCGCAACACATTTAGAATAATAAATAGATTGGTGATTAAATACCAAGCTACAATTAAGGATCTAATTATTGCAACTTTATCAGCTTCACTATCTGTACTTCCAGCTTTTTCTCCAAGAGCTTTAGACCATATTCTCCAAAGCTTTTTAAACCTAGCTTGAATCATATCAATATATACAAACTAAATAGCGGAATAATCTCGATCAGATAATTTATTTTCTTTTATTTGTATCCAAGGGGCAGGCATTTCTTTTTCCCATCCTTTTTTAAAAGACTCTTCACTATCGTCTGAGCTTAAAAGCCAGTCGATTCTTTGCACCATCTCTCTTGTTCGTCGAAGATTATAAGCTGTTTCTTTGAATTTTTCTATAGTTTCTGAATCTAAATTATGAGCTTCCTTAATTTCCCCGTATATATTTGTATGGGATTTATTATTGTTTTCTATCAAGCTTTCAATTTCTTCAGCCATTACTTCTAGTTTGTACTGATTATATTCAAAGTATCCTCCACTCATATTTTTTCAATTTCTACTAAAAAATTAATCAATTTTAAATTTGTATCTATTTTCAAAAGTGGCTTGTCTTTGCCGGTGGATGCTTTCATTTTTTTCTTGCCACATTCATTGTCATAAATATACCATCCAATCCACCCGTCAGTATCAACAAGACTCAACATGCTGTCGAAGCTTGACCAAATAGCCTCAAATAACGGGCCATTGGGATCAAGTGTACCCGAATTACTTGCAGCGCCACAAGCTTTATCCAAATCTTTATATTTACTGACTAAAGTTTCTACAACCTCGGTCCAGTATTCATAACGCTTTGATTTTTTATTTTCAGTTGAGTCTTTCATTACTTAATAAAGTTTGTCTAGAAAAGAGGATCTATCAATCCAAGAGGGTCGGCTTTCATCTCACTTGCTTCTTCAACAAGGCGCTGTGTTTTAGCAAGGATTCCAACGAATTGGTCTTTATAAAAATCACTATCAATCCTGACAGGGAAGTCGGCTGTTTCACCAAAATTAGTGTTGATGAAATCAAGAAGATCTACAAAAGAATGTATAGCTTCTCGGTAAAGAACATTTTGGCCAATAGAATCGCATAATTCTTTTTCAAGCATTTCAATATAAACAGCATCATCTGTTTCGTATGCTTCTGCAATTTGTTCTTCAATAGTTTCGTTAGTTTCTTGATTCATAATGAGAATATACTGACGACATCAGTCTACAGTATACTTTTCGAAAGTCAAGATTTTCTTTGAAGATTTTTATTTTTAAACCTTTTTAAATTTCAGACTGCTTTAGCAAACCCGCTAAGAATAGAGAGATATTATGTTCTGCTGCGATATTAAGGGTCTGCTCATCGGGGCTGACGATAGGGTTCTCTATAAAGGTGGCGATACTCTCCTGCCACTCGTTGGAATTTTTAGAAGAAATAATAGACTCGGTTACGCTCCAACAGAGATCTTTCTGTTTAGAGCTAAGTCTTTTTATTTTATTAAGCTCTCTATATTTAGACTCTACGGCTTCAGATAGATCATTAACGAGTTTGATATTGTCGGATATTTTTTGTAAACTAAATTTAGATGCCCCTATCGGAGAAACTTTTTTAGTTGTTTGAGGAGCCTTTGTCCCCGCTGGTCTGCCAGCTGGCTGCCCAAGCGCATCTTTTTTCTGTCCGCCTATGATTGGTTCGTAAAGACCTTTTTCCTTGAGTTCTTTAAATTTATTTTGAGCCTCGATAGAGTTTTCAGAAAGAGGGAGAGAGTGAGTCTCAAAGCTTTGGAAAAGTTCTTCAGGTGTCAACATTCCGATTTCTGCGAGTCTTGTGTAGACCTTCATGTACTCGATTTCTTCTTTTAGATCTACCTCGTCGAACACTGGCTCTGGGATTTCTGTGAATCCTAGTTCACTGGCAATCATTTCCATTTCAGGAATCAAGAAATTATTTAAGAAGGCTTGTCTAGCAGAGCTTAATCTCTCTAGAAAGACTTTTATTTTAATCATTGAGTTGGCATACTTCTCGTCGCCCCAGAATATATTCATCAATCCATTTGCAATGTCTTGATTGACAACTTGATACTTCTCTGGTCCTAAAATTTTATTTAAATCTGGTAGAACGAATTCTGCTTTTGTAGAATAATCAGAAACTAATACTCTACCCACACTCTCCATTTCAAAAAGATCCTGTAATGCAGCTAAAATTCTAGAATTTGTATTGGCATCTCTATCCTTATCGCCCGCTGTAATTAGAAGGATCATATAGTCAGCTGTTCTGGCTATGACCTTCTCCATCTTCTTGAATTCTAATTTTAAATCAATATCAAAAAGTACAGGGTAGTACATTGGGACAGATAGAGCTTCGTAGTCTTGCTTACCGCAGAAAACAGCCGTTAAATATTCCGTGTCTATAGGTATCTCTGGGAGTTGTCCTCTTTTAATCTCATCTCTAATTTTTACGGGTAGAGACTCCATAAATCTTTTCTCATCTTCAGTCTTAGGAACTTTTAATCTTGCTAACTCGTAGGAGTTAAGCATCTTATAGTAATTAAAATTAACAAAGGTAGCGGAACCCTCAGCTCTCATATCCGCAGGATTTAAAATAGTATAACGCAAAGGTATTTTTTTTGCAACCTCTGCTCTAGACATTTTATTTACTTCAGTATTTGTTATATTGTATAAAAACTTGTAAATAAAAACATTCCCGGAACGAAACCACTCTCTAAAGAATCTTTCAGACAAAGACCATCCATTTATTTTCTTATACCATTCATTAAAGAACTTTATAGACCTTTTATTCTTACCTCTGAAACTTAATTTAGAATTTGCGAATTCTGTTTGGATATCTATTGTATTTCTGAAGATGGCCACATTCCAATAAGCTTTTTGACAAAGTACAATTGCTTGTTGAGCGCTTAGAGTTCCACTGTTGTCTCTCGAAAAAGGAGATACACCTTTATTAATGTTTTCTATTTCTCCTGACAAACCAGAGAGAGGACTTTGGAAAGTGCTTGTACCTCTATTTCTTAAATCCCTAGCGGATTCTGAAATGAACTTCGGAGTAAAAGGATCTGAATTTACGACTACAGCGTCGGCTTTAGGTTTACGGGCCATACAATCTTATACACTTTTAAAGGTTAAAAAACCTCTATAAATTAATTTTAAGTTTAAAATTTACCTAAACATTCTCGGAACGAAATCGAAAGACGTATTTACTTCTTGTTCTCTATGCATATCATAATAGCATTTAACTCCCCAGCTACCGAGAAGTAGCACTGTATAGGAGTCCCTTCTTGCTCTGTGAGGATTGTTGTCTCTTTTCATTGTGGCTGGCAAGTCAAACTGTTGATTTCCATTAACGCTAGTCGAGACCTCTATAAGTGAGCATTCTCTTTTTGTTAAGTTGATCATGTCGCCCAAGTGCTCAAGGAAATCAACCTTCATTTCTTCTTGAACATTTTTAGCAATTTCTCTTATCTCATCTTTGCTTATTTCCTGATTTTTTGAATAGTGTAAATCTTCTATCGGGAAATTTTCTTTTATAGCATTTTGAAAATCGGAGTCATTAAATACTGGAGCTGCAAATTTTATCTTTTTCTTTTCAATCATCCATTGTAAATTCTCATTTGAGAATCTTAACCATCCTCCAACACCGAAAGCTTGAGAGTGAACTATCTTTCCATTCTTAGGATCATAGTTATTCTTTGAATAGAGTATTCCTTCTTGAGAATTGTAGTTTAAAAAGTCATGATCGAAAAGATGAAGCTCTCTCGGTATCAATTTAAATTCTTTTGCTATCTGTAAGAAAGCTGGGCCACCACTATTATCTATAATCGCATAAACAATATTAAATTTTTCTAGAATATACTTAAGGTATAAACATCTTTTTTCGTTTGTGCTATTTGGAAGAGCATAAGCATGAACGAGTATTGCAGATTCGTCTTCTTCATTCAACTCAAGGATAGCCATTGCAAAATCATCCGAAGTCTCGGAGTTATTGTAGTTAGGATCTATTGATAAAATATATTTCTTATCTGGGTCTCCTACTATTTTTACTATAGGGTATTCCCCTAGTTTAACACTGGCTTCTTCTATAGCTTTCGCCGAAAAGTAACCTCCAGTATCATCACCGAATATAGCTTCAAGCTCTCTGTCAAACATTGATTTAGACATCGTTCTTCTCATGTCTTCAATCGCTGATTCTTCCATGAATCCTTTAGGAGCAGCTCTGTAAGACATTCTGAAAACACAATGGTTTACATTCTCAGCTGTTGGATCTAAAATTGTTTTAACATAAGGTACATAGTTGTCTCTATAAAGAGATTCAAATTTATAACTAGCAGATGATAGCCCTATAATTTTGTTGTTCGATGAGAACTGTTGAACTTCCTCTGGCTTTAAAACACCATTTTCTACTAAAACTTTTTGAGCATTCGTAATCTGTTCATGCTGAGGACCATCTTGACGAACCATCAAGAACGGTTTGAGAATAGAATCTATAATGTCTTTGCTAACAACTAGCAACTCGTCAACGATCAGAACATTGAAGCGGTAACCTCTAACCTTTCCTAGTGGGATAGCTGTTATAGAAGAATATCCAATTTCCATTGACCAAGCATCGCTAGATTTAGATAGCTGCTTTGTGATACAAGATCTTAAGAAAGTCCCGTTTTTTGGATGAGAAGCAAAGCTATCAATTTGCTTCATGATTGATTTCGACTGCCTAAAAGTTCCTGAAGCTATGCCAATCTTAACGCCGGGATTTCCTAATGCATATATTACACAGAATAAAGAGATTACGAAAGATTTTGAAAATCCCCGCCCAGCAACTACAAGACAATAATCTTTCAGGATAAAAGATCTTAACATTAGATCCTGAATAGGATCGAGTTTAACTCTAGTCAAAAGATAAACCATGAATGCTGGATTAGCTAAGCAGTATCTAGCAAACCATTGTTGAGCTTCGGATTCAGAAAGCACACCTTTGATTTCTTCTAACTGATCATTTGTAGATTTCCTGATTACAGCAGGATGGGCTCCTTCATTCCACATATTATATTAAATTAAAATCTTTAAGAAATTCCAAATCGTAATTTTTTACCTTATCTTTCATTTTAAAAATTTTGATCATTAGAGCTTGGGAGTTTTCTCTAGAATCAGAAAATAAGAATTGTATGTTTTTATACTTACTGCAAATTTCTCGTATCTTATAAAATACAAACTTTCCATTTATATATTTACTAAAACTATTTTCTGGGCTATAATTTATAGCATTAGAAACTTTATTCTCTACTAATACTACAAGGTACTGACCAAAGTCTTCTGCTCTACTAATTTCTCTGTCAAATCTTTGAGCGCCTGCTGTGAGAGTAGAAACTAAATCTTCCAAACTTTTTCTTTCGATAAAAACATCAGAAAATAATGGACCAGTTGTTGTATAGTCGCCGCAACTTAATTTCATCTTTTTAGAATCTTTAAATTCTAAAGCATTTTGTTCTCTTGTGTCTACAAGTATCTCAGGCTCATCTTCATGTAAGAATGGTTCTGAAAGATAATCGTACTTTAATTTTAATCCTTGCTTCAGCAGCTCTTTTACGACAGTTTCTTTATCTCCAAATATTTTTACTAGCCCTAGCCAAGATGGTAAAAATAAACTTTTCAATTCTATATTAGATGGTACAAAAAGCGTTTCTTTTTTAGTAGATCTTCTTCTAAAAGCTTTCTTTACATATTCTCTTACTATAATACTATCTTCTGAGAAACACCATTTAGCAAAATTTTCTTTTGAATTAAAATCAGTAACAAAATACTCCTCGAAGTTTTTAAATTCTATTTTCTCGTTTGAGAATAAATCGAATCTAGGAAAGAACTTATGATAATAATCTTGTATAGATATCTTATGCTTTTTTGAAACATGTAAATGTAGCCCTCTCTCAGTTGAGAAGTCATCTAAACATTCCAAGCATTTCATTACAGAGAGAATACCTCCTCTTTGCCAACGCCGTAAACTTCAACAAAAAGTTCAGAGAAATTCTCAAGTTCTTGTATCTTTTCTTTCACTTTAAATTCCTCGGCCTTAGCTATTAGTAGCATTCTTCTTCTTTCTTTCTCATCCTGAACGAGTTCTATAAACTGTGCTAAGCTTTGATTAGCTAAAGCTTGTTTTTCTAATTTTTTGATTCTATCTCCACTCAATGAGCGGGTCATTTTTAAAGTTCTTTCTAGGCAATGATTATATGCAGCGGTCTTATCTTTCAAAGCTTCAGATAAAGACATCGTAAATTTACGACCTTCTTCATCGTCAGACATAGACTCTGCCAATCTATCATTCAAGATTGTTATCTGCTGTCTTATCTCAATAAGAGTTACGTATTCTAATGCCAATCCTATGTACAAATTAACTTCATCAGAATTAAGATCTGGTTTATTATAGACAGCTTTAACAAACTCAGTTTCAAAGACCTCTCTATGTTTTACATTCGTAATCATAGATATCATCTCTACGAAACGCGGAGCAGACAAGAATTTCTTTACAGCAGCTATAGAATCTTTTTTTCTCATATCCATTTTATCAGCATCGTATTTTGCTGCATGGTCGGATCTATTTATAAGATTTATAACTTGCAAATCTGTTCTAGGAGAACTGTATCTAGTATTAGTTCTTTCTACTTTGTCGTCATCTTTCACTTCTCTAAATCCAGCTGCATCTAAAAGAGAAGTTATTGTTCTTACTGAGACAATATATTCTTTCTCTGGGAATAAAGCTTTCGCTATTTCTTTTGTGGTAAGAGATTCTGCATTTTCGAATAGGAAGTCTAACTGATCGTCTGTATAGTTATCGTATTCACCTCCTCTCCATAATTTTTGTAAAAATTTCCTAACATTCTTGAACTCCTCTGTCTGCTCTATGAGCTTGGGGTTCTTGTATACGTCTTGCGCGAGCGACAATATATTACTCTCTTTACAATTCTTATTATCCTCCAAGTATTCTTGCTGAACTAAATCAAGATTGTACTTATGCTGACAAATTATTTTGTCGCAAAGATTTACCTTTTTCCTATCTATTTTTCTACCTAATTTATTAGTTAGATTTTCTCTTGTTAATGAGTTCATTCTTCAGAATCGAATTCGCTTATTTTTTTCTTAGCTATATTTTGCAAATTCTTCCTTATTGTTATTAGCTGCCTCTTTGTTATCCCTTTGCCATTTGTATTTTTCAATCTTTCGATAACTTCTTCGTCTTTCAAATTTTCTATATATATCAAGCCATAGAAGTTTACCATTTTAGGGTTAAGGAACTGGCATATAAATTTGTGAAATTTTATAACGCAAGACTCTAATCTTATAGAGGTTATTGGATCAGAGAAATCTTGTGTTTCCTTAAAGTTTTCGCTATCTATTGATAAAGCTGTTTTTAAAAAGAATTTGTTTTGCTTTTTCTTTGCCCATTTTTTAAATGATGGACACTGCTCACATTTGATGCCACTTTTTGTGTATCCGCATAAATCAACGCCTCTATCGAATGGACATGTTGAGCATGGAGGGGCGTCTCTTGAATATCTATTCCTTACAGTATTCTTTATTTGGTTTATTATTATCTTATTACACCAATATTCAAATGGCCTTTTTTGATCCCATTGAGACCACTTATTGTAAATATGTAATCTTATAGTCTGGGCTACATCTTCAAAACCAAAACCCCCTATATCAGAAAGGTGCCAGCGACCTCTATTTTTTTGTATTAAAGAATCAATACATTTTATTTTATCTTCAAATTTGATCATCATCTAGGGAAACAGGACTTGATTTGAAAACCTTTTCTTTATACTCCTCTTTAGAGATTTTCTTCCTTTGGAAAGACTCGCTATTTAAATCTGTACCTATCATTGATCCAAGTTTTGTTGGTTCAATTTTTTCGATATCAAGCTTCATATTTCTTAAAGCTGCTATCTGAATTTCTTGATTATTTACGACTCTTTTAACCTGCTTTACTTGTTCATAATTTTTTAATCTTTCTGCACTTACTATAGGCGCGGCAAAAACGAATTTGCAGGAGTTACAAACTTTAGGTTTTTCATACAGGAATTTATTTCCAGTTCCGCACGATGGGCAATAAATATTTGGCATGTTTTTATTATCGTGTTAAGTTTATACAAGT